TGAAGATGAGATACAGTATTTAATCTCTCATGAACAAAGGAATAAGTTCATTACAAACCTTTCTTTAGATCTGAAAGGAAATACTCTTGTTCTTTTTTCACGAGTAGAAGCACATGGAGCAATTCTCTATGAAATGATAAATAAGAATAACCGTGAAGATCGTAAAGTATTTTTCGTTCATGGTGGAGTGAATGCTGAAGAACGAGAACTTGTAAGGGAAATCACAGAAAGAGAAAACAACGCAATCATCGTTGCTTCTTATGGAACTTTTTCTACAGGTATTAATATTAAGAACCTCCATAACGTTATCTTTGCTTCACCCAGTAAATCGAGAGTTAGAAATTTACAATCTATTGGAAGAGTACTTAGAAAAGGAAAAGATAAAACTAAAGCAGTCCTCTATGACATCTCTGATGATTGTACATTTCAATCAAGAAAGAACTACACTCTAAATCACTTTATAGAAAGGATCAAGATCTATAATGAAGAGCAATTCAATTATGAAATAATCACTATTCAACTAAAGAAAAATGGGAATTGAGGAAGATTTTTACGCAACACTTAAGTTAAAAACAGGAGAGGAAATCTTTGCAAAGGTAGCAGCTACCAAGGAAGATGATAGAACTTTCCTATTAGTAACTAATCCTATTATAGTTGCTGAAATAAAAGGAAGATCTGGTGTAATGGGTTATAAGATAGAACCCTGGTTAAAAACAACTAGAGAAGATATGTTCATTATCAATATCGATGATGTTCTTACAATGACTGAATCTTCTGATATTGAAATGATTTCTATGTATCAGACATATTGTAGAGACTCTGATAAAACAAGAAAGAATCAAGCAAAGATATCTCGTAAGATGGGTTATCTTGCTAACGTGAATGATGCTAAAGAGATACTTGAGAAAATCTTTAAAGATAGCTGAGCCTCATCTTCAAACCCAACAAAGGTATTCTACACAGTATTTGATACCTTGTCAACTATTCGATTAAATGGTAGAATGACTACATAATATGAGTTAAACTAATGATAACCACAGCAGTTATGACCAAGAGAAAGAGGTCAGAGCATTACGTAAACAACAAAGAGTTTCTTGCGGCACTGATCAAATACCGTGAGGATGTTGAAATATCATTCATTCGCAAGAATGGTAGAGAACCAACTAAAGAAGAAAGATCAAAATCTTGGGATACTAAACCACCCATTCCTCGATATATTGGCGAGTGTTTTTTAAAGATTGCAAATCATTTATCATTCAAACCAAACTTTGTCAACTACATGTTCAAGGATGATATGATTTGTGATGGTATCGAAAACTGTGTTCAGTATATCCACAATTTTAATCCAGAGAAATCTCAGAACCCATTTGCTTACTTCACTCAGATTATTCACTATGCATTTCTGAGACGCATTCAGAAAGAGAAGAAGCAACTGGAAATCAAGAACAAGATTCTGGAAAGGACAGGATTCGATCAGGTGTTTGAGAGTGGGAATGTTGACGGATCTGACTATTCAGACTACAACAGCATTAAAGATGCGGTTCATAGCAAACTTCGGTATTGATAATTGCTCCGAAGTGTTGTAAAATATAAATAATATTAAATACTTTGGAGCAAATGCCCAATCAATATTCAAATTCAAGAAGTAATAGGTTAAAAGCAATAGAAGAAGGTAAAAAGACTTATATTGGATCTACTGCATGTAAACACTGCGGCAGTTGTGAAAAGTATGTGAGTAGTTATAATTGTGCTCCTTGTTCTATTAAAAAAGGATTAGAGAAACTCAATAATGAAGAGTTGATGAAACCATATAGAACAAAAGAAAAACAAGAAAGAAAAACTCAAGAGTGGAGGGAAAAAAATCCAAGTAAACTAAAAAGTCAATACTTAAGACATTCTATTACAAGAAATGGGTATAATATTACCGAAGATGAGTATTATCAAAAATTAAACGAACAAAATGGAGTTTGTGCTATTTGTAATATGGAATGTGAAAAAGGTAGACTTTCAATAGACCATGACCACATTGATGGAAATGTTAGGGGTCTTTTATGTAGAAACTGTAATTTGGGTTTAGGAAATTTTAAAGATAGGGTTGACTTTCTGGAAAATGCTATGCTATACTTGAAATCATATAAACTAAAAATATGAAAGTTTGTATCATATCAGACCAACATTTCGGGGCAAGAAAGAATTCTAAACTCTTTCATGATTATTTCCTAAAGTTCTACAACGACGTATTTTTCCCTACACTCGAAGAGCAAGGGATTACTACCGTTGTAGATATGGGAGATACTTTTGATAGTCGTAAGGGAATTGATTTCTCTGCACTATCATGGGCTAAGAATAATTATTACGATCGTCTCAACGAAATGGGAGTAAAGGTTCACACTATTGTTGGGAACCATACTGCATACTATAAAAACACAAATCAGGTGAATGCGGTTGATCTACTTCTGCGTGAATATGATAATGTGACTGTATATTCGGAACCAACTGAAGTAATGTTGGGCAAACTTCCGACTCTTTTTATTCCGTGGATCAATCAAGAAAATGAGGAAACTACTCTTAAACTTATTAAAAGTTCATCTTGCAAGTGTGCGATGGGGCACCTTGAGCTTCAAGGATTTAGAGTTAATAACCAAATCATCATGGAGCATGGTTTGGAGAGCAAATTATTTGACAAGTTCACCCGTGTCTACTCGGGACACTATCACACTCGATCGAACAACGGGGTAGTATTTTATCTTGGAAATCCTTATGAGTTGTATTGGAACGATGTAAATGACACAAGAGGTTTCACAATCTTTGATACTGAAACTTTAGAACATACTCCAATCAACAATCCTTATAGAATGTTCTATAACATTTACTATGAGGATAATGATTACCAAACTTTTGACACTCGTGAATATCAAAACAAGATTGTTCGAGTAATTGTTCGCAAAAAAACAGATCTTAAAAAGTTTGAAAAGTTCATTGACAAACTTTATAGTTCTAATATTGCCGAACTCAAAGTTGTTGAGAACTTCCAAATTCAAGAGAATGAAGAGTTTGAAGCATTTGAATCGGAAGATACACTTTCTATCTTGAATAGATATGTAGAGGAAGCAGAGATCGAACTGGATAAATCCATCGTTCAGAAACTTATTTCCGAAGTATATCAAGAGGCTTGCGAATTAGTGTAGAATGTTTATCCTAACAATCAGTGGTAGAGAAGACGAAGGTGCTTATTCAGTAATCAACGAAGATGGAGATCAAGTTCTTTATCTTTTTGAAGAAGAAGATGATGCTGTTCGTTTTGCCATGATGTTAGAAGAAGAAGACTACCCTGAAATGCATGTAATGGAAATTGATGATGAACTACTTGTAAATGTTTGTGAAATGCATGGACATGAGTATGTTATCATTACACCTAATGACATCGTGATTCCCCCTATCGAAAATGATATTGTTTGAAAAAATCCGTTGGAAGAACTTTCTTTCTACTGGAAACCAATTCACTGAAGTTGAACTGAATAAGAACTCGACTACTTTGATTGTTGGGAATAATGGAGCAGGTAAGAGCACGATTCTTGATGCTCTTTGTTTTGTATTATTTGGTAAGGCTTTCCGTAAGATCAATAAACCTCAACTCATCAACACAACAAATGAGAAAGATTGCCTTGTTGAGATTGAATTAAAGATTGGTTCTACTGACTGGATGATTCGTCGTGGAATCAAACCAAACATCTTTGAGATTTATCGTAACGGATCTGTTCTGGATCAGAGTTCTTCTGCTATTGACCAACAGAAGTATCTTGAGCAATCCATTCTCAAGATGAACTATAAGTCATTCACTCAGATTGTGATTCTTGGTAGCAGTAATTTTGTTCCGTTCATGCAACTCACTGCTGCCAGTCGTAGAGAAGTGATTGAAGATCTTCTGGATATTAAGATCTTCTCATCAATGAATGTGATTATCAAAGAAAAGATTCGTTCTCTGAAAGAAGAGATTCGTACTCTTGAACTGAAAAAAGAGTCGGTAAAAGATAAAGTTGAGATGCAGAAAAACTTTATTGAAGAGTTGGAGAATCTTAGTAATGCCAATATAAGTGCCAATAAAGAAAAGATTGCCAATTTGGATAAAGAAATTGGTGATTATATGGAAGAGAATACTTCTAATGAAGATCCTCTCAGGGAACTTATTCGTGAGCAAGATGCTATTACTGGATATGCAGAAAAACTTCGTAAGTTAGGAAACTTGAAAGGTAAGATCTCTCAAAAAGTATCTACGATTACTAAAGAACACAAGTTCTTCACTGAGAATACGGTTTGTCCCACCTGTACTCAATCAATTGAAGAAGAGTTTCGGTTAAATAGAATTAAGGACGCTCAAGATAAGGCAAAGGAGTTGCAATCTGGTTATAAAGAACTGGAGGAGGCAATTAAAGAAGAAGA